ATAAATAATTTTATGACCAAATTCGAAAGACGATTTTTTAAGAGCTTAGTAAAAGAAGATGTAGAAGATAGAGTAGCTTTTGAAGCTGAACTTGAAGACGATACTGATGCTAAGGATTTTGATGTTAATGTGGATGTTGATGAAACAGTAGTAGATGAAGATCCTAATGTTAAGGCTGCTATGGCTGTAAATGAGCGCAACGAAGCTATGAAAGAGGAGCTAAGAGGATGGATTAAGGCTATGGAAGCATTTTTAGACTACTTAAATGGTGAAGAACCTAATTCTATTCAACAGCAATTAGCTAATGCAGAGCCTGATACTATTTTTGATAGAATGAAAGCATCAGAACAGCGTAAGCTTGCTAGAGTAGCAACTGAGCTTGCTGGGGTAACAGAATCATTTAAAGGTTACTTAGCTCAAACTGGAAACTCTCAGTTTAAGTATGTTTAATTTGATTTCGGTATTTTTTAATCTCCGATAACTTTACAATACCTTCGAGTCCTTCGAAGGTATTTTTTTCTATAAACTCCCATCTTATTTCATCTATCTCAGCTGCTATAGCTATATCATTGAAGTCTTTAAAACGCTTTCCAAACTTTTCAGGCCATATAAATACTTTTTCCTTTTGTTTAAGAAGAGCTTCGGACTTTACTAATGATGCTTGATCAACCCATTGCGAGTCGAGTATCCATATTTTATCATACCATTTTAGAGAGTTAAGTTGCTGTTCTTGTCTTTGAGTAAATGACCTTCCTCGTTCGGTAATACCAGCTACTGCTATAGAGTTTTTAGTAAAGAAAGCATTTAAAGGACCTTCAAAAATATAAACTTTATCATGATCACTCGATACTCTATCAATATTGAACAAAGTTTTTTCCGCCTGTACTTTACCTAAGTACTTAGGTTTTGTTTTATTGTCTTTATTTAAAACTGTACGAGTTTGATAAAACTCTATCTCTTTATTCTCATTAATAAAAGGAATAACTAATCTATTTTTATGCACTCTATCAGTTAATGATACGTATAAGCTTTCCGGTCTATTTACTGCCGTATCTAATCTACGTTTCTTAACCAAATATCTAACAGCTGTAATAACAGAGTTGTCATTATAATAGTCAAGCTGAAACTGATCAGACAGATTAATACTATCTTTAGGTAAGGTTTCGACTTGAATAGTTGGTCGAGCTTCCTCTTTATTAACAACAATATCTTCTGCATCAGGTACATATTCTTTTAATTCATTTACTACATCAGTATCAGAACAATTAGATACTTCTTTTATCCATCTTAACGGTTTTCCCGACCAACCACAATTATGACAGAATATATTTTCATTCTTTGGAATATAATAACATCTTCTCTTCTTACCTAACGACTTACCCTCTTTACAAATAGGACAGCTACATTGATATACGTTATTAAATTTATTATACTTTGGGTAATAACCTAGCTCAAAAAACTTAAGTATAACAAAATCTTCAGGAAGCGATATCATTTAATTTATTATATAATGACTTTATAAAAAATAAATTATGCCAATCTTCTTTTTTATCTAAAATACGTTTGAATGAATATTCCTTACAGTAATTTAAAAATGTTTTATAGCATGGATTAACTTTAACCTTAAGTTGCTCTTTATAATAATTTGACTCTTCTGGTATAGATTCATACTTATCTAAACAAAATATATCTACATTACGTTTAAATATTTCATGCTGCTTTTCATCTAAAATAAATCCAGGATCATTGAGATATTTTTTTACAGAAGCAGCACCGAATCGAGGTATACCAGGTACATTATCTGACTTATCACCGGTTAAACACTTTGCTGTAAACCACTGTTCGACGTCTATATAGCCTGTATTTTCTTCAAACGTTTTAAGTTCAAAATGCTTCTTTCTAATAGGATCGTACAGCAAACAATCTTCACTAATTAGCTGTAAGAAGTCTCTATCTACAGAAATAATCACTTTTGACCCTTCTGTTTCTCTACATATATAAGCTACTACATCATCAGCTTCTAATTGACTAGGAAATATAGAGTTAATACCCATAGACTTAAGTATGGATTTTATAACTTCGTTGTTTTGATGAGGGCTACTGTCTTTAGATCTATTACCCTTGTAACTCTCTAACATATCCTTACGTATGTTCTTTTTATAAACGGGCTTTTCATCCCATACAAATATAGTATTATCAGGAACAAACTGCCTCACGTAGGAGCTAACAGCGTTAAGCGTAAAGTATATATGTAGATTATTGACTTGTTCGTCTGAATGATTATCAGTCTTTTTCGACTGATTCTTTGCTGTATAATACGTTCGGTGTATTAAGTTGTTGCCGTCTACTATCAGAGTTTTCATTTTTATTATACTGAGCTTCAACTACACTATAAACATTTTTAGGTAGTTCTTCTACTAATTTAATTATATCATTGTTCCTTCCGGAATCAAATGATTCTCTCGGTACCTTTATATTTTCCATTTCCGGGAGAGATAGACAGCCTATAGCGTCGTTACTAACTTCTACTACCACAAACATTTGACCCACATAATCTCCCGTCTCGACAGCGTATATTTGTTTTTTAGAGTAATTCATCAGAATCTGGATTAATACCTTTAATAGATTGTATTTCAGTAGCAAAATATTTCATTAAAAATGAATTTAGTGCTTCTTTTTGCTGCGGTGTACTTGCTGCTTTAATGTCAAGATGCTTACCGTTAAAATCGTAACCTAGTAAAATATAACTATCTAAGTATTCACATAAAATAGTAGAAAGACGATTTGCTAAATCTTGGCGTCTTTTAAATGATTTTCTTTCTTTAATATTATCCTTTAAAGCGCGTTCAACCAACTCTCTAAGCTCATCATCATCTCTAGAGTTTAGATCATCTTCATTATCCATAAGGTTATTTATTCAAAAAATCACTTTCAGACTTCTGTCTTACTCCACTCTTAAGTAGCTTTTGTACTACTACTTCAATAGAGTCCGTCTTTAAACTAAGATTACCTTTAAACATTTGATTACCATCGTTAAATTGAAATAGATATTCACCTTTAAATGGTGTATTTTCAAAACAGGTAACGTATACAGACGATCCAGACGGGTCAATTAATACAGTCCATTTACGAGGATCACTTTTACTATACTTATCGAAAATTCTCAAAGTTACAAAATCGTTATCCTTAAGTCTTTTAATAAAATACCCCGGAGTTTTTAACTTATTCTTTTTTTGGTTCATTGTTATCATTATTGTGTAAGAGCTGAAATTATATATCTTAATTTAATATTATTTTCTTCAATATCAAATACAACAACGCCATATTCAGTATTAATTTTTACTCTAATATCATCATTTAACAATGAAATCAATCTAATATTATCTAGATTAACCGCAATAGGCTCTAGTTCAAAATCTACCTTACCTAAACTTAAAGTAAAGTTATCAGTATTATGTCTTGCTCGATCGGTTAACTCCGCCATTAAATTTTTATTTTCAGTATAAAAATATATTTTATTAGTTTCGCTAGCGAACGTACTACCTTTAAATAATCTTTGAATAGTAGCTTTATTTAAACCAAAGTTAACATCAAATTTAAACTTATTAATTTTATCGATATTAATATTAGGCTTAGTAATAAAGCCTTCTTCATAAAGATGATACTTAAACTTTACACCATTACCACTGTATTGTAAATTATTATTATTAACTTCTATCGCGATAGACTCTTCTTCGATAGTATCTAAAACATGCCTAAGTTTTTTAACATCAGGAATATTAAGAGTATCAGAAAAATTAAAATCTGATGTATATTCACTATGTAGTATTAACGTACTATCTAGACTAGAGGCCAGACTAACTAACTTATTCTCTTTAATTTCAAAAATAACACCAGTATCTATAATTTTTGAAACAGTATCTAAATATTTTAGATATTCGTTTTTACTTTTTAACTTTAGAATCTTTCCCATTATCTAATTTTAAGCTAATATCCTTAAGAATCAAATTTTGATCTTTAATTAGATCTATAAGCTGATCAAGCTTACTAGGCTCTGAAAAATCAAACTCTACTTGATTAGGATCAATCTGCTCAACTGTTGGAGGTTGTTGTGTCCTAATAGTTTGTTGAGCTGAAATTTCTTGAGCTGCTTGTTCAGGTGTTACAGTATTAACTTCAGCTGGTGGAGCTGCAGCTTGTTGAGGTTGTTGAGGTTGTTTACTAACTGTAGGCATGTGAGCTGTTTGCTCAAACACCTTTTTTAGTTCCTGAGATTTAGGTTGTAGATTAGAAGATCCACCAACAAGCATTTTATCTTGTTGGTGGGCTTGACCGTACGTTGTACCCATAAACTGCATAACAGCAGCTTTTTCTTCAGGAGTCATTCCTTGAGGTTCCATATTAAAGATCTTTTAACAGTTCGTCAATATCTTCTTCAACAGTATCATTAGATACTACAGCCGGTTCTGGCTCAGTAGGCGTCTCGCTAGGAACTGGAGCTGAAGTAGTAGGAGTAGGAGCAGGTTCATCAGTCCTGCAATAATAATGCTCGTTAAACATATCCTTTAGCTCATCATATGATTTAAGAGTAAAGACTTCTGTAAGATCATGAGCCCCTTCATAGATACCCTTCTGCTCATCTTCAGAAAGATCAATCTTTCCAGCAGGAGTAAATCTAGAAGATACATAAGTAGGATAGTCGCCTTGCTGCTCTACTTTAATTTTAAAGTTAACACCTTCAGATCCAAGATCAAAGATACGAGCACCAAACTCTTCAGCATCTTCACCCTCGATAGCTTCAGTAATAATTTTATGAAGCTGCTTACCATAACGAAGAATTTTTACATTGCCATTATTATCCGGATTAGTTGGGTCATCAATAACATAGACGTTAACTAACCACTTTTCAAGACGACGAACAGCGCTCATCTTCTCTTTTTCTTCTTCACTACCAGTACGAAGAACTTTAAAACGTTCTTCAGCGATAGGATCACGTTCACCGAACGTTTGCGGACTAAGCGCTTGAACATATTGACCAGTAGCGAAAGACGTCCATCCATGATTGTAGTAATGGAAGAAAGTCTTACTCGGATCTTTAGCAAAAGGTAAAAGTCTTACCGTATAAGTATTACCCGACTTAGTCGGCATAATCTCGTTAAATTTAGCTGACCCCTTATTATCAGAAGTAGCTAGTGCATCTTTAATTGATTGAAACATTGAACTAGTAAAAGTACTCATGCCATAATTATAACGCCGGCGTGCTGAACTTCAAGAGCTTTTGTTCTATTATTTTTAGCCCTTTATTAGCTTTCTCTTTTAGAACTTTGGAACTTAGGAACTTAGCTCTTGTCTGCGCATACAGATCATAAAATTCAGGAATAATCCAAGTTAAAGTTCCGTTACATTCTTTTATAGCTGAATCAACACTAAGAGCATGCAATAGATAAAAATTAATCTTGTGATTTTTAAGATGTGTAAAAATTATTGGAATAGAATTAGGTGTATCAACATTAGAATAGTTCTTATATTGTGCTAACGTTATTTCTTCCTCTTCACAATAACAACAAATAAACTTTAAACACTCTTTTAAAGTATTAACACTATCCTCACTGTCAGGATCTTGAACTTGTTTGTTCTTACAGTGTATAGAATAACATTTGATTGCCTTACGTGTATTAAAAAATGACAAATCAAAATAATTATCAGAGCCATATACCATATACGGTGCTATAAAAAAATCGCTATAGTTAATATGGCTATATTTCGATAAGAGTAAATTAAGCTTTTTAAGTGCTACTTCATCTTTACTCTCTAAGTTGTCAAAATTTTGTCTAAGTCTAACTGGCTTGTTTTTAGCCTTTCGAGAAGCATATAAGTAGCTGTTATATATTGACTTCTCTTTTTCGGTGATCATAAATCTATATCTGAATGTGAATTAAGGAACTTTGTAATGTATTTTGATTTAGTAATCGAAGGCTCAAAGTCTATAAATAGTTTAACTACATCATAGTTAGTTTCAATGGTTAAAAGTTCCTTAAGAATATTTCTTATTTTTTCCTCTTGTAATACTAATATAAAGATATTTTGTAATGATAACTTTTTACCTTTTAACTGTGAGCAAAAAGTACAAAAACACAAAAGTAAGTGTTCAGTTTCATCCTTTATTAGTGTGCTTGAAGGTGCTTGGTTAATATTTGTATTTAACATTGGGTAAATTGTTTGGTTAAAATTGCAAATTGTTTTGTTAACTTACCTCCAGCCGCTGCAGAGTGACCACCCCCGTCACATAATTTTTTAGCTAATAAACTTACATCTATATCACAGTCCTTGTTCCTTCTAAATGAAACCGTTTTAGCTTTTGTATTAACAATTATACTGATATCAGCTTTATACTTACTAAGAAGAAAATGAGCTAATTCACCTATAGCATAATCACCAAACGAAGCTACTACGTTGTAGTCTTTTATTTTACCTTTAAAGACATCATTACTGTTAATTTGATCTTTGAATTTTTTAAAGAATAACTTTATTGAATTTTTTTGCTGTATAGTAAAATCAGATAACCCGTTATAAAAGTTACTAATAAAGTTTTCTGTTTTGGGAGAATTTAAATTATAATAAATAGCATTTAGCTTTAATGCATCATTATTAGATTTATACCAATCATATTGACTTATAATTTCTATTAGCTTCTCCTGTTCTTTAGTTAAGTTAATATGGCTTTTAAATTTATCACAAATTAAATCTACGCAAGAAAAAAAGCTATCATCTATTATAACTTTTGATTTTTTATAAAGGTGTTTATTTTTATTGTGGTTTTTATGCGTATCGATAACTACTATGTTTTCTCTATCTACAAGTTTAATTTGTTCCTCATTAAGATCCAAGTCAACGATAAAAACTCTATCATAGTGATCTAGAGTTTGTAAAGCTCCTTTAAAACGTCCAGTAAACGTAGACTCAGTAACATCGTTTATATTAAACGCTTTACTGTCTTTATATAACCACTGCAATACCAGAGTCCCGCCTGCTCCGTGTAAATCAGTATCAGTCCATACTTGGATATTCACTGTTTATATTTACAAAAAGTTCCTTATTGTGCAAGTCCTACTAAAGCGCTTAGGGTTTCATTCCCATCATCTTCAAACTCAATATCATCAGCTTCTTCGATAGATAAAGTACTATAATCTATTCGCATAGCTTGAGTAGTACCCCGAGGACCATATCGATTTTTCATCATACCAAGTCTAATAATACCAAGTTCTCTATCTTCTTCGTTTTGATATATAGATACAATAACATCAGCAGTAGCAGCTAATCCAATAGATTCAGATATAGTAGCAAGATCAGGATTATCAGTATCAAAGCCTGATCTATTTAACTGAGTAGCTGATATAATAGGACATTCAAAAATATAACTCATTGCACGAACTTGCTCAGTCACATGCTTAATACGTTCATATGAATTATTACCCATAGTAGAATGCATCAAGTTAAGATAATCTAAAACTATAGCATCTAACTTAATACCCTTATCTTGAAACTTTTTAACAAAGCCTTTTAACTGACTTGGAGTGATAGTTGAAGGAGGAAACTCTTTAATAAAAATCTTACCTTCTTCACTCTTTATTGCCTGCTTAATTGAAGGAGTATTACCAGCTAGCTCTTTCATAGGTATCTTCGTTACGTTAGTACATAATCTACGCGCGTATAATAACTCAGACATCTCAAGAGTTACTAATAAAACATTCTTACCTTGTTGAGCTATGTTAGTAGCAATATTACCCAAGAAGATAGACTTACCAATATTAGTTTCACCTGCAAATACATATAGAGATTTACCGGCCTCGAGAAAGCCTCCACCTAAAGTTTCATCCAACCAATCCCAAGTACTAGGAACATGTCGTTCTACAGAGTTGATATCATCTATAAGCAAGTCAATATCACTATAAAGATCTAAACCTAAATCAGTTACTAGATTTATATTACAAGACTTTTCAAATTTATCTAATACTACAGAAGTATCAACTTTACCACTTGATACATCCTCAGCTACATTAAGCATAGTATGATAAACAGCTTTCTCTTTTAAGAATTGCTCTGTATTATCATACAATTCATCTTTATCTAAGTCTTTATCAATATCATTAAACGATACTACTAACTCCTTAAAGGATTCTTTCTGTTCATCAGTTACTAAATGAGATTTTATCTCAGTTGTAGTAGGTAGCTTATTACGCTTCTCAGAAAATTCTTTAATAATAGCAAATATACTAGCTATAGCTTTATTTTTAAAGTACTCAGGCTTTACAAAATCAGCAACAGATGCTAGATAAGTTCCATCAGTAAGGGACTTATAGATAAGAACATTCTCGAAATAATCTAAGTCCAATTTACTCACAATATAATGATATTATATTTTATTTGCTTTTCCACTTGTTCAAAAACCACTCCTGACCTTTGTTAAACTCTTCAGTAAATGAAGTTAAACCGGGGGAGTTATGTGTTACTATAATATCGCCAACACCTACCTTAAAACCTGCTTTATGGCATTGCATCGAATAGTCTAAATCATAAAAATGCCATTTTGAAGGGCATGATTCATCAAATTTAATCTTTTGAAATACCTGTCTTTTAATAGCCATAAAGACACCATCAATTATTACTACTCTATGAGGGTAAGAACCAAATGGTGTCATGTTCTTTTCTTTTTCATTGCCATGGGCAACAGCTCCATGTAAATTTTTTGACCCAAACCCTCCACCCATTAAGTGCCAAAGCGCTGGTGGTGATAAATTTACTTCAGTTGTACCGGCGCAGCCAACTACATCATACTTTTTAAATAATTTTTCTAATCTTTCATCAGTAAGGTTTTCTAATATTACATCATCATGTACTAAAATTAAATTTTGTACATTTTCTTGAATAGCAAAATCTATTGCTTTATTATAAACCTTCTGTAAAGAGTCGGTATTGTTTTGTTTAAAAATTACAGATGAATTCTCTGAAGTTTTCCAAAGCAACGTATCTATATCTCTTCCAGCGGTAGCTGAAAATATCATATTTTCTATCATATAAACGAAAAGGGTGAATCATGTTTAAACTCACTTACTTTATTCCATCTATGAGTTTTATTATTAAGCTTTACTAATACACCTTCCGGTAATTCTTTAAGACCTTCTCCGGTTAATGTAGAATAATCGCCATTATTGTTATAATGTAACAACGAGCCGGATCTAGCTAGAAATACTTCATTTGTATCACAAAAAACAATACTTAAAGCAAAAGTACCGGATAACTTTTCTAACGTCTTTTTAATTATTTTTGCAGGATTAACTATAACTTTACCTTTCTTGTGCTCTTTATGTGTAAGGTACTCTAACACGTTTACTATCGTTTCAGTATCTACTCTAGTCTTAAGACCGTAAAGAGAGTT